ATGGCTGACGACTGGGTGATCGTCGAATAATGCTTCTGGCCTCCTGCCCCATTTCACAAGAATGGACCGCCTACGCAACGCGCAAGGCAACCGGCTCGTCTTTCAACAAGGACACAATCCTCGAAGACGGAGCCGGGCAGGTTGCCGGCATCATCGGCGAACTCGCTTTTGGACGGTTCCTCAAATCGATTGATACCCCGTTCCTTTACGTCGCCGATCAAAAGCGGGGGCACGACTTTGTGGTCGGTGGCCTCAAGGTCGACGTGAAGACAAAGAGCTGCTCTTCTCGACCTCGACCGCACTACACGGCACACGTCACCGAATCTCAGCGCAACTACGAGGCGGATCTGTACGTCTTTGCGCGAGTGTCGCCCGACAAGGTGTGGCTGTGCGGCCACATTCGCAAGGATCAATTCTGGCAGGATCCGAACGCTGTCGACATCAAGAAGGGTCAAATGGCGGACGGGCTCATGCAGCACGCCGACGCGCGACGAATACAGCTGCACCACCTGAACCCAATGGCAACGCTTCGCCCTATCTTGCTCGCCACGGCGGGATAGGCTCTTCGCGCTGGCTCAGCGGGCCGTATTCTTCTCGATCGCTAATTGCTTGCAATGGGCCAAGCGTTGCGGTTGCTGCCGCCGTCCCTGATGTTTTGCCGGCAAATCCACTTACTCTATTTGCCATCCTTGCCATTAGTGATTTGAACAGCGAACTTCTGTCCGCCAGCATTGCAATAAACGCGACAGGATCATGCGCAAGAGCTGCAAGGCCGATAGGGTTGTTATTCATTTGAGCAAGCACTCGCCTTTCAGCCACATTTAGCGTTGGAATCAGCCGACTTTCTTCAGCGTTGAGCAGCGCAATGTTTGGCTCCGCTTTTGCAACCTGCTCTCGCAAGCCAGCTGCAATCGCCTTCTGCGCTTCCGTCCCCGCTTCGCCAAGCTCGCCCCATTTCCCGCGCAATGATCTGTGTGTGCCTCGTTTGATTTCTTGCGCAAGCTGTATCGGCATGTCAACGGCGCCAGTTGCCTTGTTGTAACTCCACCACGGGTGAGCAAGGAATTCCGACTGGGCGGCTCGCACTCTTGCAACGTCGGCAAGCGGATTACTTTGCGCAGTGAACGTGCGCTCCACTGCAGGGAAGTTAGCGCCTCTCATAACATCGCCAAGATCAACTCTTGCCCGCGATTTTGACAGGGTATCGGCAATTCCACTTTCTGCCGCCTCCAACATTGATTCAAGTCTGGCCACACCGCCGGGCGTAACATTGATGCCGTAATCAAGCATGGTCTGAACGGCCGTATCGGCTGCGCCACTTCTTTGCGCTGCAACAACTGGCTTCAATGCAGACCTCATCAATCCGCGTGCGCCTGATTGCATGCCGCTGCTGACGGCGGCAGGGGCGCTGGGTGCGTACTTCATGCCAAGAAGAGCAAGGCCTTGCGGAATCGCCTCTCTGGTCGCGTTCTGCAGCATGCCCATCGCCGACAGCGGATCTTCAGCTTCTTCCGGGCGAATGTATTCAAGCGCCGATGCCAGCGCTCTTGGGACAGCATTCAGCGGATTACTCTCTGAGGATCCGGCGGTGGTTCTCGGCTCATACGTGAGCCTGTCCATGATGCCGCGCTGAACGTCGATCGGCTGCCTGTCTGTCAGGCCAGCTGCGTGCAAAGGAATTGCTGCAAGGCCAGCCACGTCGGCAATGGGCTTACTCAGTAGGCCAGAGCCAAGAGCGAGCACCGGCTCAGTGACTGAGCCAATGACCTCGCGGAATTTCCCCTCCGGCGTCTGCTGCGACCACGACAGCTTGTGCGATTTCGGCTGCTCTTCAGAGGATGGCAGACTTATTTCTTTGTCACTAATGCTCGCAGCATACTGCTCAGGGTCAAATCCAAGTTGGTCGATTTGACTTGCGTAAGCTTCTGGGTCAAACCCGAATTTGCTACTTTCTGCCATGAAGCCTCCGGCAACTTTTAGTTGGACAGCAATTCTGGATGCTGACTTGCAATCTTGTCATACGCAGCCGCCTTCGCCGGATCTGAAGGTCGGCCAGCTTGCAAGTATGCGCGCAATTGATCGGTGGTGGGCGATTGGGGCGTGGCATTGCCGCCTGCAGTAGAAATTTCTGCCGGCTCAGAGCCTTTTGCATACTGACGCGACTTCATTCGCTCGGTAATTTCAACAAGCTGCTCTTCCATGGATCCGGTGCGGTTGTTCAGCTCTTGAGTGATGAAGGGCGCAAGGGCGTTAATAGTTTCAGGCGACATATACGGCGCAATGATTTCGGCGGCTTCTCGACGAGCTGTATCGGTTGCGCCAGCTGCGCCAGTGCTGCCAGAAAGGATCTTCGCGTACTCATCCACAAACGGCTTCACGATCGCCATCAGCTTCGCCGCTTCTGGGTCGCCGACATTCATCTTGCCGGTTAACAGCGCTTGGTTCACAAGCGGAAATGCACCCAGATCCACTTTGTTAGCTTGGTCAACAAGCATATTCAGGTTTTTGATTGCCGTTCCTTCAAACGCGGAGATGGCATCAAGCTGCTTCTGGAGGTTTGCATACGACCTTTGGTCGGCCTGATTTGCCATGGTTGCGATAACGGTGGCCTGCGAATCATTACCGGATTCTTTTGCAAGGTTTGATGCAGCGTTGTAGACGGCCGAAAGATTCGCGGAGTTTCTCGACATGCCCGGCGGCAACTGACCGGTCAGCAAAAAGCGAGCGGCGGCATCGTTGACCGCATCTTCGGAAAGAGTCGGCTGACCAATGTTGGCTGCGCGCGCAGTAGCAGCCGCTGCTCTTGCGGCGTCATTTTCCTTATCGGCCTCCACGCTTCCGCGAATGAACTGCTCGCCTTCTGGCGTGCCGTAGATACCAAGATCGCGGGCCGCCCTGCCCCACTCAGACGCTGGCTGATTTGCAAGCCTCTCCTCTCTGGCAGCTGCAGCAACCTCCTGCGCACGCTTGTGCTCCCAATCCAGCCTGTCTGTGAGCTCATCAAGATCAAGTTTGCGCAACGAAACGGCGTTTGCCAGCTGCTGTTTGCGGTTTGCTTCAGTAGCCGCTCTTTGCGCCGCCATGTTCTCCGACATCACACTGCCGGCGTTTGCCACTTGATCCATGAACGAGCCGGTTTTGCCGGGGGTGGCAAAAGCTGCTGCCAACTGGAAATACTTTTCCGCATCCGACGGAGCCTGCGCCACGCTTTGATTCATTGCGTTGCTTACCGCCTGTTTGTACGCATCGTTTGCAGACATGTAGGCCGGGCTTTCATACGGGTTCTCGCTGGCGATCGCGTACTTCTGCATCATCGCCTGAATCGGATCAATCTCCGCAACGCCACCGCCGCCAAACTTCTGCACGACCTGACCGCCCTTGGCGTATCCCTGAGCCGCGTAGCGCGCTGCCACGACGGCCGGGTCAACGTTCATGGCCGCCGCCAACTGCTCAGGCGTCACTTTGTTCTGGCTCATCGCTGCGGCAATCTGGGCGTCGCTGGCGCCCGGATTGTACTGGAACCACTTCTGAATATCCTGACTCGACACAGCTGGCGCTGCAGACTTCGCTGCAGGGGCGCTTTGAATTACCGGGGCAGGGGTAACCACGGGCGCTGCCGGCACCGAATATGGTGTCATTTTCGACTGGTCGTTCAGGTAGTTGTAGCTGTAATTTGGGAAATAATCCCTCAGCAACTTTTTCGCCGACTCCACGGTGACGTTTGGCACATTTAGCAAATCAACAACCTGTGTCAGCGGAATGTCGTAATAATCGGCAAGGTTAAGCAGAGAGCCAACTTCTACCATGTCGACGTTTGCGCCGCCTTGTGACTCTCCGCTTTTAGCGTACTTAATGTACTTCTGGAGATCCGTCATTGCATCGCCGGTGCTGTCCGAAGAGAGGTAGGGCTTGATAGACTTAGCAAACTGTGCCTGCTGCGACGTGAAGTTTTCTGGATTTACAGAGCCGGGATCAGCAAACAATTTCGGCGCGGATGGCGGCGCGAAAACTACGGGGTTCGCTGCATTCTGCCTAGCAACGAACGCATCAAAGTCTGCCTGCGATTTGATTACGCCATTTGCAATCTGATGCCTTGTCCAGTCGATAGCTTTCTGCGGATCCATCCCTCGAGACGCCGCCCATTGCTGTATTTGCGTTATATGATCTGGCGTCAGAACAAATGACGAACCTGAATTAGGCGGCGGGGTAGTGCCTCCCGGAGGAGGAGTGGTGCCTCCCGGAGGAGGAGTGGTGCCTCCCGGAAAAGGAGTGGTGCCTCCCGGAGGAGGCGCCGGCGGCTGATTCGGGCCCGGAATGCGAATGCCCGAGTTTGTATCCTTAGCAGCGTTTGTCAGATAATTGTTGTACAGCCTGCTGCCCGTGGGGGTGGCATACATGGGCGTGGAATTCATCTGGTTGAAATACTGATCAAGCAGCTGCTGGTCGCCAGTTCGGGGCGCAGACGGCGACGTGACGCCATACTGGGACATGAGCTTGTTGAGCTCATACCCATACGCCGGGACTACCGGAGCGGTGTTGCTGGCGACCTGCTGAGGCGCGGCCGTGGCCACTTCTTGCTGGCTGGTGTTATCGACTTCTGGATCCATGGCAACCTCTCAAAAGCTGTCGTTATTATGCGCCAGAACCGGCGCTGCCCATACCCCGGAGGGCGAAGTATCCGCTGGCCAGCTGCGACAGCGGCGAAACGCCCGGAGAGGTCGTGTAGCCCGACTGGTTAGCCGTGGTAGGAAGGTACTGGCCGCTGCCGCGAAGTTGTGCCTGATACCAGTCAAGCTGCCGCTGCGGGTACTGCAGCTGATCCATGTAGTTCTGATATGCGGCGTCCAACTGCTTCTGCTTCTGGGCCTGCTGCTCCTGACCCACTGCGGTGAGAGCTGCGGCGTCTTGCGCGTACATGCCCTGACCGGTTCTGGCCATGTCAGCATAGCTCTGCAGGGTGCCAAGCTGGCGCTCAGCCTCCGATTGCCCGAGGCCACCAGTCGTCTGGCCGACATTTGCAAGCAGGGAGCCTTGCTGGCCCGCCAAGGAGCCCGCTGTAGACGCAAGGCTGGCTTGGCGACCCAGATCCTGCTGGGCAGCGCTCAGGGCTTGCCCGTAGCCGCTCTGCAGCGCCTGCGCCTGCTGGCCGAGGATAGACTCCTGAGTGTCGCGCAGTGCGCGGGCGCCAAATTCGCCCATGCGGGTGCCGCCAAAGCTGCCTGAGCGAATGAACGCATCCGACACCTGCGGAAGCAAGTTTTCGCTGAGGTTGCGCGCGCCCATCTTGGCAATTTGCGACGTGACGGCGTCGTTGTACGGGTTCATGTACTGGCCGACATTCGCTGCAGACGACTGTGCCGCAGCCGACATGTAGGGCTGAGCCGCGCCCGGAATGTTGGCGTTGGCGGCCTGACTCAGATATCCCATGCCCTGCGTGTAGCCGGCATTTGGCCCCTGCAAGTTTTGCGTGCCCGACAGCGCTGTCGCGTAGTACGGCTCCCATGCGCCGAGGTTCTGCCGCACCGACTGCTGAGCGGCAAGTTGGTCTGGGGTCATCTCAGCAACACGCGGCATGCCATACTGCTGATACGGCATGTCAGCGACAGCCTTGGCTGCCATCATCTGGTTGTACGTCAGATCCTGATACCACTGCGGGGTGCTTGTGGTAGTGGTGCTCTCCGACGGCGCGGTTACTGGACTGCCTTCAAACAGGGACATCGGTTAAGCCCTCTTCATGTATTGCAGCGGAGACTTCTTCGCCTTCGCCGGGATGTTGTCGACAGGCGCCGATCGGTAACTGCGCCGAATATTTTTCATCATCGAATCGAGCTTCTTCGCGCCAGCATCGACAGAGCCGCCGCCTATTGCAGCAACCACCGCGCGCGGGATCCTGTACTCGCCATTCGACAGCAGCGCATTGATCGAGCCCTCGTCTTCAAACTCGGCATCTACCATTTCGGCGCCACCGTATTCGTCAACAAGCTGATCAAGCTTTTGCACGCCTGCATCTGTGGATCCGGATCCCAGCGCGCTGACAACATCAGCGGGGAATATGAAGTCGCCATCGGTGAGCTGAGCCGGAATTAGATCGTCTTGCCCATCGCCGGGACCGCCCACTGCAAGCTTTCGGATGGATCCGCCTTCTTTCGCCTTCGTAAGCGGAGATTTTTGTTCGCCAACCTTCGGCGCATTTTGCGTGATTGATGCTTGGAATGCGCCCCAGTTCTGCGCAAGACAGGCGCCGAAATTCGACGAGGTGTCGCACATAGTGAAGTTCTGCATGGCATCGTACACAGGTCGCATATCTGGATTGACAGCCAGCTGCTGAAGCGCCTGCTGCTTTGTCTGAACGCTGGAGAGCTGCCCAATGGCGGTCGACAGAACGGCAGGATTGATTGGTGTAACTGTGGGATAGGTGGCGCCCACCAAGCCACTTGGGTCAATCGGATTGTACTCTGGACTCAACGGGTTGTTTGCACCTTCGGCGGTCGGCGCAAGGGGAGCACTTGCTTGTGTACCCTGCATTGCTTTCTGATTTTTGTAGCGCTGAAGTCCTGCGCTGGCAGCATTCATACCGCCGCCAACGACGCCTGCCGTGAGCGGATCATCTCCCGTAACGCCGGCAACCTTGACGCCCGCACCGGCGCCAGACAGAAAATCTTTTGCCAGAGGGTTCTGGTAGTTATTCCCAATGTTGCTGACAGTATTGCCCACCGCATTCATAGCAGCGGCGCCCAATGCGCTCTTTAGCGGATCGTCTCCTGCAAGAGCTCCTCTCGTCGCCCCAAGTGCCGCCATCGCCGCAGTGTCTCTATATGCCTCCGGCACGAACTTCATTTTATCGCTAAGGCCTTTCGTGAAGCCCGTCGACCCAGCCAGCGATCCAAACCCTCCAGAAAGTGCGCCCCTTTTTCCGCCGGTGGCGCCGCCCCATGCAGCACCAGCGAGCGCGTTTGCCGCAGTCGCGCCCAATCCGGTAAGCGCCCCAATGCCTTTGCCAAGCATGCCAACCACATTCAAACCCGGAATGAACATGCCGGCAACGCTGAGCACAGGCGCAATCTTTTTGATAACTTTCTTGAGAGAGCTCAGGAACCCGTACTCTGGCAGGCCGGTCTGGGGGTTGATGATCGGATCGCCAAACTGCTGACGCAACTGCTGAAACTCGTCCTTGTTGACGTGGATCAGGATGCTGTCGTCTCTACGGCCAGCCTTGCGGACGCGCTCAGCCTCGCTGTGAAGGCCTCCTTTCTTGTAGCGCATGTACCCGCCAAGGCTACCCTCTTGATCCGGGTCAAACGAGTATATCCGCATGGGCACGCGATCTGGATGAGGCGTCATCATGGACTGCGGCAACATGATGTCGCGCTCGGTTTCCACTTCTGGGCGACCCGCTACTTTGATCTTCGTTTTCTCGTAGCCCTGCATCATGACAAATCTCCGCACATGTACTCCGCCCACAACTTCCATTCTTTGAAATTGTACGGATTTGCGATGTTATAACCACCAAGACCAAGAGGCGCCAAAAATTGCACGGCCCAGTCTTGCCATTTTGTTTCGTCAATCATTTTGCTGAACGGCCCGAACTGATCAAGATCCAGACAGATCTGGTCGGCCCAGTCTCGCAACTTCATTCCGGTGGGTCGCGTGACTGTCATCCTAGCATCGTCCCGTCGCCAGCTTCTATGTGAGCAATAATCTGCCCCATCTGATAATCGCCGCCAACAGCGTTTGACTCGAACGTCACCCTAAGCTCTCTGCGCTGCTCTTTAAGCATGACAATCTGCTCATGAGGCGTCGACGCTTGCTCTGGATACGTCATGACCGGTCCAGCAACCTCTTGCGCCCTTGCGTTGGCTCTTCCAACAACCTGCGCAGTCATGGGGCCGGTTTGAATAAAGTCAGGCTCGATAGCGCTGATGTCGATAGTGTTGTTCTGCCCTTTGACCAAGAACGAAAGATCGGCGGTGGTGAATCGTGACTGAACTGGCAGGACCGAAATGCCATCAATTGCGTCGACGCCTTTTTCGTGCAACCACACCCTGTAACCGCTTTCTGTCGGAATGGCGCCGGTCAGAATTGGTGATGCAAGCCCGTTGTTGAATACGCCAGCGGTTCTGCCGTCTTCGGGCAAGGCCGTGTCGTACCAGCTGTTTTCGCGCACGTTGTATATGATTGCGTGCGTGCAATATTCAGCATCGCCTTTCGGGTAGCACCACCAAATCTCTCCAAAGCGCGGCACCTTGAAGCCAAACACTTTTGACCTGTTGTGAACCTGCAGGTTGTCGAAGAAGTAGTTTATGTTCATCACATTTTCGACTTCACGCACCACACCGTTGAACATCATGAACCTGTCCACGCCAACCCAATAGAACACGCCATCATAGTCGACCACACAGTTTGGCGACATAATCGACGTGCCTGTAGCAATAGTGTCGAACTGAAATACAGTAGCTCCGCCAGAGAACGAGGCGCGTATAACGGCATCGTATGCCCAGAATACTCCTGCTGGAGCGCTACCAGCGCCTGCTCGCAAAGGCATGCCCTTGATAAACTTCTGTCCCCACGGCCGAGCGGTGCCAGAGCCGGAGCCAGAAAGGTCGGTTGGCTCTCCCGGTACGCTCCAGCCAATGATCCCATCGCTTCCGTAGTAAACGAGGTACGGATGCAGGACGACGATGCCGCCAGTGGCATTCGCAGCTGCCGGCAAAACTATCTCCGTCAGCGCTGTAGTGTCGGTGATCACTCCGTAAAATATCTGGCCCCCAACATCGTTGCAAATGCACGACTGGTTCGGCGCAACATGCGCAATGATGTAATTGTCGAGAGATGCGCCATCGAACTGATAGTCGAACATCCACATATTGTTTGCAGACGCAGCCAGAGGCGTTGCTCCGCCAGCCATCGGCGTGAACGTCAACACCATGACGGTATAGGATGCCGCAACGACGTATCCGTTGGTGGCGGTGTCTTTTATGGTTGCAGTAATAGTGACCACTTGACCGACAGCAACCGCCGTGTAGTCCGGGCTTGATGTGTGCGCGTTGATGTTGGCCGCAACCGCCGTGGCGGTCGCACTAAGGCTGGTTGCGTATGGCACGGCGCCTGACGTAATGGTGACGCCATTTACTGTCACTGTGTTAATCATTCCCCCAGCACCCGACACAAATGTGAGCGTGCCAGCAGCATAGGCTCCCGGCGTCCGGTCGCTGATCACCGAGCAATTGCCATTGCCGTCAATTGTGAACCGCTCCAGCAAGTTTTCCGATCCGCTGTGGCAGTATTGATATCCCTGCTGAGTGTAGGCGGCAAAGCCGCTTGACATCTCGGTTAGATACTTGCTGATTGCGCGATACCCGCCAATCTTTCTGGGCAGCCCACGCTGAAATCTGACCCACTGACCGTCGGTGTAGAACTCCCCGTCGAAGCGAGTGCCGTCCCGCTTGATGCCGGGATTCGAGCGTAGAATGGTCGGGCTAGAGGCCATTAGAACGAGCCGCCAGAGATTGGCCCGATTGCAACAAGCACGTCCTGCGCGGTGGCCGCCGTGAAGATCGCGTCACCAACGGCTGTTGATCCAAGCGCCGCCCTTGCAACTGCGGCTGTTGTAGCAACAAACACTGCATCACCGACCGACGTTGCTCCAAGGCTCGCTCTCGCCGCAGACGCTGTCGTGGCATTGGTGCCGCCCTGCGCGATCGTTAGTGGGATAGATATGCTTGAGGTATCCGCATCGACAACATCAGAGCCGTTGCAATACAGGATGGCTCGCTGGTTTTGCGAAATTGTCAGGCCAGCGCCTGCCGACGTTTTTATGGTAAGCGTGTAAGCGCCAGTTGTGGAGTTGTCTACCCAATACTGCTGCACCGTGCTTGGCACAACAACCTGCCTGTTGCCGGTGAGCGCTCCATTAAAGTTGTAGGCAATCCTGTTGAGCTCGCTGCCAGCGAGCGTGTAGGTGCCGGTGCCGGCGATATTGATCGATGTGTAGTCGAACGCGAATGTTGCTGGCTGGCCAAACCCTATCGTATAGTAATTAGCGCCATCGGTGATGATGATTGCCGATTCATCAGGCTGGAATGAAAGAGTCGAAAGTCCGTCGATCGTGATGATGCCGCCAGCGCTGACAGCCAACGCGCCGCCGCCCGCATTTCTGACATTCATGAACCAGTTGTTGCCTACCGTTGTCGGGCTAGGCAGCGTCAGGGTGCCAGAGCCGACTGCTGTCCACACGAATGCGGTTGCTCGATCCGCTGCAGTGGCGATGTAGCTCGAGCTGTACGTTGATACCGGAATTGCAGGAGAAAGGGTGGCGCCAATCGCTATCAGGCCAGTGCCTGCAAGGGCGGATGCGTTTGCAGACGATATTGACGCCCCGTACTGGAACGTCTCCCAAACGCCGGCTGCCGTTGCGTTGTTTGACAGATAGATCTGCCACGCAGTCCCGGCCGGAGCGCTCAGCACCTGAACGCCTGTTGCATCTTTTACAAGGAATGTGTACGAGCCCGTGTTGTTAAACAGAATCGTCTGACCAACGCCTGTCTCGTTGGCCGCAGGCAAAATTATCGAATAGTTTGATGCAGACTCTTGTACGTCGATGATTCTGGTTGCAAAGTTTTCTGCGGCTGACGACTCGACAGGCCAATTCAGCGTGACATCTGCAGAAAGAACGATTTCCGAATAGGAGATTTCGCTTGGATAAATGTTGGCGCCGCCAAATACATCTGTGTAAGTCGTCATGCGTCTGCCCTCACGGCTGCGCGATCAAGCTGCTTTTGAATGTCCTGCGCGCCGATTGCCTGCGCGAATCGATCATACATTGACTGCCATGTTGTTATGCGCTCGTCTTTCTTAAGGAACGGCGTTGCCTCAAGCAAGCTTGCGTACAGTAGGAGGTTTGGAGCGTAGGTTGTCAGCCAGTTTTGCTGATTATCATCATCGAGCGGCTGCGGCATTTCAAAATACAGAATCTCCATTGACTCCGCTGTCTCCGGGGTTGGCACAAGCAGCCAATGTTGATAGTCGTAATCTGCATAGAACTCAACTGAGCCTGTCTGCGCCTCGTCTGGCCAGTAGTTGCGGCAGTATTCATAGCTGCGGGCAAACACGGGGGATCCAGAGACGATGATTGACACGGTGTCTCTCCATCGATCCGGCTTAAGGTATACGGCGGTCCCCGGTTGAAGCGTAGTTGTGACAGCGCGGATGAACCCCTGAACCTTGAGCTCAGTGGCGCAGCGGCGCTCAGCCATCGCGATAAGGTGTGGGAGCTGATCGTATACGAGGGGATCGCTTTCCGCAGTGAAGCCGCGCTCCAAATATTTGCGCAGGTCTTCAAGCAGCGAGCTGTATGTCATGACGTAGCTCAATTAGGCCACCATCTCATTGCATAAACCGTTGTTTTTACCGGGTTATGGATGCTGGTACAGCCTCCGCTACGGCCTGATTGTATTTCATGGGCAGCACGCACGCAAACGGCCATTACTGTAGCCCCAAGAATAGCGCCTGTTCTGCCAATCTTCGTCTGGTTAGACCCGCCAAAACCCTGCCGCCGCCTTTGTTCCACTTAAGAAACTCCTCGCCCGCGCCGGCTACATCCCCGGCATTATACTTACGGCGGAGTGTAGAAGCCTGAAGGGCGCCAGTGCCCACGTTAAAGGCAAAGGAAGCCAGTGCATCGAACTCGTTTTGACTAAAAGCGCTATCAGGGCAAAGTCGTAAAACCCCGCTCTCAGCTGTAAGCAAATCCGCGTCAAGAAGAAGATCAATTGCCGCATCGGTCCACTCTCGGTCGTGTTCTGGCTTCAGGGGGTACAGCTTCCGCTCCGGCACCTTGAGCTTGATCTGTTCGGGATAGAGGACTCTTCCAACACCCACGGTCCAAAGAAATGCGGGGCAAAGGTAAGGGCGCCGGTAGACGCCCTCGAAATGCTTGATTAGCGCCCTGCCTGCATCACCGACGCGCACGGGATTCAAAACTCCGCGCCCCAAAGTGAAACGCGATAATTGACGCAAACAGCGCCTGCGTCTCCTCATCCCACAGCAGCGCCAACGCCTCTGCAAACGGAACACCCTGCTTGACCGCATACCAACA